ACTTTCTCCTATGAGGGTGTCCCTCTACTAAACCAGCCTAGGGGCTGGTATGACGAACCCAAATTAAGCGTAAGACCGAATCCTAGGAGGTCGGGTTCGTTGCCCCCTCTCTGTCTCCCCCATATAACCACGAAAAGGGGGGTGTTTTGACAGAAGTTGCATTGTTAATTTTTCTTAATAATAGGGAGGAGGTAGCCCCCTCGTGAAAACGGCTCTTTATCAGGGGGATGGCCGCCTTATCAGTGGGGTTGTTCGTTGCGGGAGGGCATTCCTCCCCCCAGCGCGATGGTCGGAATATATGCTCGGGGGGGAGGGGGGATACAAATCCGCCCGCCCCGAGCGGATACTGGGGGGGAGTATACCCCCGATACGCCCGAGGTGGGGGATAGTGGGCGAGCTGGTAGGGGATTATCGAGGGGGATAGCCCGAGCTATGAGGGAGGGGAGGGGGGGCGATACCCCCTAGCCCCTAGCTCATACCCCCTAGCCCGTACCCGTAGGCCATACCCCCCGAGCTAGGCCCGCACGCCGTAGGCCCCCCAACGCGCCACGCTACGCCCCGATGATCCACGGCCCGCCCCGATACACCGCCCCGCCCCCTATCGGGCCGCTACGGGCCGCCCTAGGCCGTATATATAATATTCATTATGAATATTGGTAGGGTACTTGACGAGCTACACGCGGCCCCTTAGTCTTACCCTAGCGGCCGAGCTATACCCTACGTGTAGCTCGTACCCGCCGAGAATAAGGGGGACGCTATGAATAAGGTAAGCGCATACGAGCTGGGCCGAGTAATGGGCGTAGCTCGTGGGCAATCAATCAACGGGGCCGCAACGCCCGCCGAGCTGGCCGCCGTCGAGGTCGCCACGCTCACGATGATCGAGGCCGTACGGGCCGAGGCCATCGGCGGCAATATCAACAACTACGAGGAGCACGAGGAGCTCGTGCGCGGCGTGCGGGACGGCCAGAACTACGCAATGGGCCGAGCTACGAAGCTTGGCGAGGCCGCCCGCGCCTAGCGGGTACACGGGGCGGGGCCGAGCTGGCCCCGCCCCCTAGCATATGAGGGGGAAGCTATGAGCTACGAGCTGGACGATATCAAGGGGGACGAGAATCTCATCGAGGCGATGGGCGAGCAATACGCGGGGGACGGCCGCACGTACGCGGACGAGCTAGCGGCGGCCGATACGTGGGCCGCCGTATATGAGGCCCTCGTGGGGGCGTGCGCGGTAGCACGTATGAGCGGGGACTATTGCGCCGCGGAGAATATCCGCGAGGCCGTGGGCCGCTACCACGCCGAGCTCATCGAGGGGCGCACGTGCGCTATATACGCCCGCCAGCTCGCGCAATGGGTTGCGCACGCTACCCGCTAGGGGTATGATCGAGGGGCGGGGGGGCCGCGTTGCGGCCCCCCTAGCCCGATAGGATAGGGGGACGATATGGCAAGAATCAAGCTACCAGCGGCCTACGAGAATCGGGCCGCCTACGAGGATCGAGCGGCCGAGCTGGCCGCCGAGCTGGACGGCGGGGCGGGTGTATTGTGTGGGATTCTTACCCGCTACCTCGGCCCTACTAACAATAGAGGGAGCAGGATCGTAGCCGAGCTGGCGGGCGGCGCGGGCCGCCCTAGCGTAGCCGTAGGCTACCCGTACGCGCTCAACGAGCTAGGCCGCCACACGTTAGCGGCTATGGCCCTCGTGGACGCGCTCAACGAGCTAGACGGCCCCGATAGCCTCGATCATATGAGGATCAAGGGGGCGTGCGCTACGGCCGAGGGCTACGCGTTCACAATCGGGCGAGCATAGCCGAGCAGGGGGGCCGCGTTGCGGCTCCCCTAGCTCATAGCACGAAGGGGGAGAATATGAGCAACGGGACGCTATCGACGGCGGCGGGGGTCCGCCGCTATATGAGGGCCGTAGGGTCCAAAGCGGCACGGCGTAGCACGCCCGTGCTGGTGTATGAGGGCGAGCGGGGCTATGCGCTAGGGGCGCACGTAGCCGAGGGCGCGAGCGTATACGCTGGCGATACCGCAACGGCGCACGCCGCCGCTAGGGGGCTATTAGTCCCCGCGCGGGTTATTACGGGCGCACGTATCGACGCGCTACTATCGGCGGGCGGCGAGCTGGCCGAGCTGGTACGGGCGGCCGATATCGTAGGCGGCCGAGTTGATGAGGCCACGCGGCCCGTTGAGCTGGCGGGCGCGTTGAGCGTTGAGCTGGTAGCGGGTCAAGGGTGGGGGATAGACGGCCTCACGTGGACGGCGCGGGCCGCTTCACGGGATACCGCCACGCGGCCGATTATGGCGGCCGTGGTAGTCGAGGCCTACGCGGGGCCGTTCGGGCTACGCCCGCGCTACGTTGCGGCGGATAACTACCGCCTCCACGTATACGGGGACCGCGTACCAACGGCCGAGGCGACGGGGCTAGTACCCTACGCGCTGGCCGAGTACGTAGCCGAGCTGGCGGGGTCTACACCCCGTGTACGGCGCGGCGATAGGGCAACGAGGCCGAGCGCGTGGATCGGGCGCGGGTCCGCTACGTGGTATGGCGAGCGGCACGGGTCCCTGCTCATTGAGGCCGAGGGGGTAGCCGTGCGATCCGAGGATAGGGGCGCACGCTATCCCGCGTTCGAGTCCATTATCCCTAAGGGCGGCACGCATACGGCGCGGGTATCGCTACCCTCGGCGGATATGGTCCACGCCCTACGGGGGACGCTGGACGCGGCCAAGCTCATCGCCGCACGGGCGGGGGATACGCTGGCCGAGCGGGCCACGTACGCGCTAGGGCCTAACGGCCTAGCCGTAGCCGCCCTCACGGGGCGGCCCGCTACCGAGGGTGAGGCCGTCCACGTATGGCCCTACGGGCTACACGTTGAGGGTAGCGGCGAGGCCACGATGGCCGCCGAGTACGTGCTGGACGCGCTGGCGGATCGGCACGGGGCGCACGTTGAGCTGCTGCTACACGGCGAGTATCGGCCCGTCATCATTAGCGGCCCGCTATCGGGCGGGGCGAGCGATTATACGGCCGTCATAATGCCCCTACGGGGGCTAAGGGATAGCCGCGCCGCCGAGCTGGCGGGTATCGAGGCCCGCGAGCTAGTAGCGGCGGGCGCGTAGGGTATAGGGCAGGGGGCGGCGTTAGCCGCCCCCTAGCTCATAGCATAGGGGGATACGATGAGCGAGTCGATGAGCTGGCAGGATAGCGGCAACTGGATTGAGTGTACGTGCGGCAACGCCGTCCATACGGGGGGATTCTATCCCGCCGATAGCGCAACGGGGGCCGAGCTAGAACCAGACGCGGGAGGCCCGTGGGATCAACGCACGTACGTATGCGGCGGGTGCGGGGTGTACGGCGTACCAGCTACGCCCGCCGCTAATGCTAGGTGTTTTGAGTGCGGCAGGGTAGGCGGGTCGCTCGATGAATCGGCCTCACTATGCCGCGAGTGCGAGCGGGTAGTGTTTGATGATCGGCGCGGCGTAGCACGAGTGCGGCGCAACCCCGCCGAGGCTACCGAGTGAAGCTCTACGCCTACGCCCTCACGCTGGGCCTCGTGGCGAGCGTTGCGTTGGGCCATATCTACGACGGGGGGCGGGTAGGGCCGTCCCCCGTACTCCTCTACGAGGACGCGGCCGCGCTCGTCCCTGACCCTACGCCTATGGCGTACGGCGTGAAGGGTCGAGCTACGTGGTACGCGGCCCGTTGCCCTGATGGCGTGAGCTTCTTAGGGCGCACCGATACGTGTCTGCCCTACGTCGCCAAGCGGGACGGCGGACGGGGTGGCGAGCTGGTGTCCTATGCCGCCACGGGGTGGTATCGCTATGGTATGGCCCCAGTTGAGGCCATCGTATACTTCCACGCAACGGGCCGCTCGGTGCGGGTCGTAGTGCGTGATTATTGTGATGCGTGCGCGAAGGGTCGCGCCGTGATCGACCTATCGCCTACGGCGTTTTTAGCAGGGGGCTTGACGCTGGGGCAAGGGGTTGCTAGGGTGAGCGTGCGCTACTTAGGCGCACGATAGTAGAGAAGGGGGAAGCGATGAATAGCAAGCTGTTCGAGCATATCAAGAGGACGCAGAAGGAGAATAAGCGCCGCCTATTCTGGTGGCGTATGACGCTGGCGTGGCTGGCGTTCTCCATCTTTATGGCAGGGGTAGCAGTCGGGAGGATGTCGGTATGAAGCTTAGCGAGGGGTTTGAGGTGTCGTGCGATGGTTGCGATACTATTCTTAACGATCCAGAGGATATCGTCGTGGGCTATTGGGACGGCGATTGCTTTATTGCCGAGGGCAACAACAGGGAGAGCAAGACATATTGCTTGTCGTGCGCTCCTTGTGAGTGCGACGATCACGAGAAGTATGCGCCGCATACTGCGGAGAATATTGAGAAGAAGGGGGTAAGTGTATGAGCGCAAGCGCAGAGGTTCATATTGCGGTAAGTCGTCCGTTTGACGACGACGCCGTGAGCAAGATTGTGGAGGACCATCTTTGCGATATCGGTATGTCCGATTGGGAGGTGGCTAGACTACAATCTGGCGCACTATGGGACAGCAAGGGCCATAGCGTTAGCTGGGACGTATTTGAGCAGAGCTGGGCTGATGGTCTGGTGAAGGCGATTTATGAGGTCGCACCAGAGGCAGACACGGAGGTCTACGTCTACAACCTAGAACGAGAGGCCGACGTGGTATCTCGTACGATTATGGTGAAGGAGGGGGCAGTATGAGCAACAAGATCGAGGAAGGTCTGGTCTATCACGATTGTTTTGGTTGCGGCAAGGAGTTCAGGGAGGACGATGTATCGTGGGCAACCGAGGACGGCAACCTTACGATGATCAAAGGCAACCCGTACTGCGATTCGTGTTTGCCAGAGAAGGAGGACGACGATGAGTGAGGACTATGGTCTAGCCGTATCTTCCTGCTGCTATTGCGGGGAGTATGTGGTCGAGGGAGCAGACAACGCACGAGAGAACGACGAAGGTATGGTTCATACGTGGTGCTTTGATAAGTATAGCGAGGAGGCGAAGGCAGAGGCCTTTGCTTGGAGCGTAGAAGATGCTGCCATTGAGGCGGCACAAGAGAAGGAGGAGGCAGTATGAACCCGAAGATCGCTGAACATAAGGATCACGAGTTGTCCGTTGCTTCGTATGGGCAAGGTGATGATACCTACAACATTGCGTTAGAGTGTGAAACTTGTTGGACGATTATCTTCGACAAAGATGTTTACTCATCAGACGAGGCCGATCAACTGGCAGATAAGTATAGGGAGGAAGCGGGACTATGAAGACCGAGGAGTTCTATTGCTGGAACTGCGGGACGCAGTTTGAGGCAGAGGGATATCTACCTGGCAAGAGCTGGACGCGGGTCTGCCCTAACGAGGCGCAGCACGGCAACAGCCTGACCATTGAGGCGGCCGTACGCCTCATCAAGAAGTCAATGGGGAGGTTCTTCACCATCGCGTTTACCAAGCGCAGCACAGGCGAGCGACGGGTAATGACCTGCCGCCTCGGTGTACACAAGTACCTGAAAGGTGGCAAGAAGGCGTACGACCCTGAGAAGTTGGGGCTGATGATTGTATGGGAGCCGAAGTCGGCAGAGTACAAGTCGATCCCTACGGACGCCATCACGGAGCTTCGCTTCGCTGGAAGGAAGTATCAGGTGGTCAAGTGATTCAGGATTTATGGTGGTTCGCAAAGGTCATACTATTTATTTTCATCATCGGTATTGTTGGCGCGGCAGGTGGGAGATGAGTGAGTTTGCGAAGGACTACCTTTGGTTCTTTCTGATTATCTTTATGATGGCTGCGTCATCGGCGGGTCAATGAACGACATTGACTACGCCTACATCGTTGCGTCTAAGATCGTGGAGCGGGAGATGGCGTGCGCGGACGACCATTGGAACGACGAGATGGGGACGCGCCCAGATAGCGAGTGGCATACAGGGTTCCATCAGGAGGCTGGTGTCGTAGAGTTCTCTGGTCGTCCGTACCTGCCCGATAGGGATCATTGGGTGCGTGCCTACTTGGAGGCAGAGGCTGAGGTCATAGAAATGAGGGCAAGCGGACACGCTCGCGCTCGTGCTATACTCGACCTCCCCTACGAGATGGCATTTACCTGCGACGACTGCCGCCTCTGGGCGTTCGTCGGGCATCGTGATACGAAGGACTCGTTCTCTGAGGAGGAGCGACACGGCCCGCTCTTTGAGGTGCGTAGCTGCGACCCCGACGCGGTGCGCAAGATTCACGGCAAGCCCTTTGACCCTAACGGAGCGTGGGATCGGGAGCCGATCATCTACGAGCAGGAGGTATCGGGAGAGGACTTGCGCAGGAAGCGCAGCGGGAAGTACAAGGCGGAATACAATGCCCAACGCAGGGCGAAGTACGCAGCAGAGATGGAGGCGCGACGTGCGGCAACCACCGAGGAGCGTTGAGGCGGAGGCTGGACTCATTGGCTCGTGCCTGATTGACGATGGCGTGATGACGTACGCTTCGGACATCTCGCCCGACGACTTCTCTAAGAACTCACACCGCCTAGTATGGAAGGCGATGCTGGCCTTGTCGTCGCGTGGCGACGTAATGGACATCGTGTCTGTTGGCGAGGAGCTGGTGCGTCAGGGTACGCTTGACGACGTTGGTGGATACACGGCGTTGCCTGACCTTGTGGCGGCGACACCGACGAGTGCCAACGCGCAGCACTACGCCGACTCTGTCCGCACAAAGGCGACGCTACGGCGTATCCTCACGGCGGCGACCAAGATCGCGGAGATTGCCTACGCCGACCCTGCTGACGCTGACGAGGCGCTGGACAGGGCAGAGGCAGAGGTCTACGCCATCACCCGCACGATGAAGAAGAACGACTTCGCTGGGATGCGGACGCTGGTGGACGATGCCATCAGCAAGTTGGACTGGGTACGACACAATCGAGGGACGGCGCAGGGCATCAGTTCTGGGCTGGCGCAGCTTGACGAGATGACGGGAGGGTGGCAGAGGTCTGACCTCACGATCCTTGCGGCTCGTCCGAGCGTGGGTAAGACGGCGATGGCGCTGAACATTGCGCAGCACGCTGCCATCAAGGAGGGCAAGCGGGTCGCCATCTTCTCACTGGAGATGAGCCGCGACCAGTTGGCTACTCGTCTGATGGCTGGTGTCTCTGGCGTGGACATCTTCCGCATCAGGCGCGGCGACGTGGAGGGTATCAACCTTGCGCGTATCGCAGCGTCAGTCTCACACCTAGAGGCGGCGACCATCTTCATTGACGACTCCCCTGTGGCGTCGCCTGTGGACTTGCGGTCAAAGGCACGTCGCCTATCATCAGATGGCGGGCTGGACCTCATCATCGTGGACTACCTACAACTGATGATGCCAACCAAGCAGACGAAGGACGGCAATCGCGTGGTCGAGACGAGCGACATCAGCCGAGGGCTGAAGGCGATGGCGCGGGAGCTGAACGTTCCCGTGATCGCGCTGTCGCAGTTGTCTCGTGCCGCAGAGCATAGAGAAGGAGGTCAACCACGACTGGCTGACCTCCGAGACTCTGGTGCGATTGAGCAGGACGCTGACCTCGTGATGCTTCTATGGCGTCCCAACGGACAGGAACACGGACAAGCCAACGAGAAGATCAAGCTGTCCCTTGCGAAGCATCGCAATGGACCGACGGGTGAGATTGACTTGACGTTTGTCAAGGCTACGACCACATTCACGGAGGGATGATGAGGCACGCATCATTCTTTAGCGGCGTAGGTGGTCTAGACCTTGGCTTTGAGCGAGCTGGAATCCGCACCGTCAGCGTCAGTGAGATTGACCCATACGCCAACGCGGTGTTGGCAGAGCGATTCCCAGACGCTCCGAATCTGGGAAGCATCACGGAGGTGGAAGCAAATGACATCCCAGAAGCAGACATCTGGTCAGGTGGGTTCCCCTGCCAAGACCTCAGCGTCGCAGGTAAGAGATCAGGATTTTCTGGTGATCGAAGCTCGCTTGCCTTCACATTCCTCAACCTTGTGGAGCAACGACGACCTCGGTGGTTGGTGCTGGAGAACGTCCCAGGTCTGCTCACTTCCAACGATGGACGAGATTTCCTCAGACTCCTCCGTGAAATGGACGACATCGGGTATTATGTCTCGTGGAGAAGTCTCAATGCTAAATACTTCGGAGTCCCCCAAAGAAGGAATAGGGTCTTCGTTGTCGCGCATCTTGAACCAGGTCGCACCGAGCAGGTTCTATTTGAGTGCGAAGGCGGCTGCGGGCATCTTGCGCCGAGCAGCAAAGCGAGGGAAGAAACTTCCTCAAGCTATGCAAGAAGCACTTCAGGCGATCGATGGCTCACAAATATCGGTACCCTCATCGGTGCGGCGGCTAACGCCGACAGAGTGCGAGAGGTTGATGGGGTGGCCAGACGGCTGGACGATAGCATCATCTCGTTTCCGTCAAGATACAGCAGGCAGCCGACAAAGTTCAACGATCAAACCGATCCGCTGACCATAGCTGCTGGCGCACCTGCGGTTGTCATTCCCCAACAGGGAGTGGGAGGAGATGATGCTGAACCAATCGGCCTAGACTCCAACCGATACAAATGCATTGGCAACGGCGTGGTGGCTCCAGTCGCTGAATGGATTGGACGGCGCATTGTTGCCGTGGATATGCTAAAGTAATCCCGACGGGCGGTCCCCCTGCCCGACTAAGATCCCCTGATGGCTCCTCCCATCAGGGGATCATTCTTTTTCACACGCTGGACAAGTGCCGAAGTACTTCCCAGAGTGATCGTGCAGAGCTGAAAGCGGCAGGTCGGATGGCATCTCTCGACCAATCAGTGTCTCATAGACGATGCCGTTCTCACGACACCATCCGCGCAGGGACTTACCCTCTTTCTTTGCCGCCTCGCGGAAGAGTTCCCTGACCTTCTGATCGTCTTCGCTCACGGATCATCTCCAATGCTAGGTAAAGACCGAGTGCCACGAACTGGCGTTCGCCGTGGCTGAGTTGGGGTAGGACACCTGTCCCTATGGAAACGTGGCTCTCCGTGGCTCCTAGACCCTCTAGAAGCGATTCTACGGAGGCTTCTAGGGGGTCTGGATCAGTAAGATTCCCCACTGTCGGGGTCAAGTTCTAACTGCGACCACTCCTCTTCAATGAGGGAGACGAGGATCAAGCAGTAGTTGGCGGCGTCCATCAGGGCATCGCGGACGGATGGGTGCGCCAGCTCGCGCTTAGACTCTGCCGACAGGACAATGCGACCCTTCACGACCTGACCATTAAGCGCCTTGCGAATGCGGCTCATCTTGTCATCGTTGAGACGAGAGAAGACACCAGGGATGCCAAGGTTCTCAATGTTGCTCGGACCGTATTGACCCTGACGCTGGACAAGGATGTCCCGCGCTTCGTCGTAGAGTCCTTGGAAGTAGACCTCAAAGTCCTTCGTCATTATGCTCCTCGTAGATTCGTTCGAGCCACTTGGCCTTCGCTTGTCCGACGACAAACCAAGCGACTGCAACTTTCTTGCGACATCGCTGGCATTGGAATACTCGTAGTGTGTATTCTCTAAGCGCCTGAGGAGGTCGTCGGAGCGGTCTGATCTCTCCTTCGCACCTGTTGCACTTGAGTCCAAGGTTCACTTCTTCCGTTCTGCTGCGAGTACTGCGATGAGTCCAGCAGCGAGCGGACCAAACGGAACTGGGGCAAACGCACCAAGAGCAGCGGCAATGCCATAGACCAAAACGATACGCGAGTTCTGCGTTGCCACTGGTGCGCTAATGATTTGACGAATCGTCGGCGGGATGATCTGCTCGTTGTCCTCGTTAGGTTGCGTAGCCAAAGTCGACCTCCTTGATGATGGCGTTGGCGGCATAGGCTGCCAACTGTTCCTTGTTTGGTTGACCCTCAAGGCCATCCAATAGAAGCTTAAAGATATGGAGCCATACCTGCGAGACAAGTACGGCATCAGGCTTGCGCTTGCGCGCAGGGACTGCCATTACTCTGACTCTAGTGTTCGGAGCAGGTCGTCGCCAGCACGCTTCCAGTTGGCAAGCGTCTCGCTTGTACCGTCCGTCTTGACTGATGGTGCAGCCTTGTCCTTGTCGCTGATGATGAGCTGCGCTCGGATCTTCTCAAGGTCAGCCTCAATGTCTGGCAACCCGATGTAGGAAATACCGATCTCGTGTTCTGCTCGATAGATGTCGGTTGTTGCGTAGGTCACAGTGGTGTCCTCAAGTGCGAGGAAGCCACGGCCCCACCACCACGGGGCATAGAAGACCTTGCCGTCCCCAGCCTCCATCGTCTCAGAGATGACCTTGCCATACAGGACAGAGGTTGGATCAAGGTTCACGGCATAGACGATAGCCTTGCCGCTGGCGATCCACATTGACTTGTCCATCAGGCGCTGGGCGTGGATGCCACGGAAGGTTCCGCCAAGCGACCACGACATATTGATCTGGCTGAAGTTGAATCCCTTGAGGACTTCGCTGAAGTAGCCTCGACTATCCTTGAATACGTTTGCCTTAATGACTCGTGGCTCAAAGCTCATCGCTAGTCTCCTTCCCATAATGCTGGACAAAGTCGTCAAAATCTATAATCGCCAGCGCCCGACGACGAGTACCTGCTCCTGGCGAATCACCAACCACAAGGACTGCCAACTGGTCAGCCTTTGGGTTAAGTTCTCTTAACCATTTATCTAGGCGTTCTGGTTACGACAGGCCGACCTTACATTGGATCACAAAGTGTCGAGCCTCTACGTCGTTCTTGCCGCCATACATCCCTGTCCTTGTGCCGTTCAGCCGAGCAGCGACCTCGCGCTCAAAGCTATTGCCGCGCTGCCTAGCCCTGGCCCCGCGACGGGACCGCTCTGCATTCGCATCATCTATTGCCAAGTCCTTCATCTTACCCACGCTTGACCCTCGCTAACTGGACAGTGCGCCTGCCCACTTCTACCTTGTCGCCAAGTTCTATTATTGCAGCGGCGATCAGTTCCTTGTTCAGGACTCGGTTCTCAATGGTCTCCCGAAGAAAGAACCAACCCTCTGGTGCAACTCCGCTATCATAGCGTACCGACAGACCAGCCCAGATCCTCCCGTACCGACCGTCAAGGAGGTAGCAGATGTCTCCGTTCTGGACAATGTCCAGATCATCGTCGATCACCCGCGCACTGCGGGTTACTTCGTATCTAAGCACTTCTTGTGGACCCAGCTATACAAGCTAACCTTGCGCGGACCATCAAAGCTAATCGTCCGTAGCGCCGTGCCGTCAGCGTGCTTCTCAATCATTGAGTTGCATTTGGTGCAGTGCCGTGGCGCGAAGACCGCAATCTTCTTGCCCGACTGCTGCTGCTTTACTGCCACATTGACTCCATTGCACGCTGGCCATCCTGAGCTTCGTAGAGTCGGATGGCAACGGCATTCGCGGAGTCGTCCATAAACACCGCCACCATCCGACAGAGTTCCCGTGGGTCAATCGCGCAGAACGGGCAGCCACCGTCGTGCTGACCTTGGGACTTGAATGTTGAGATGCGAGCCAAAGCGCAGCCCGCTGCTGCCACTGCATCCTCTGGCTTGGTAATCATTCCTTGACTTCCATCGGCGTCCAGATCAACGGCGAGCAGTCGCGCACCGTCACATCTTCATACGCCTTGCCCTCGTACTCGCGTACGTTGCGGGACTCGCCCGTCACGTGAACGCTTGGGCGCTTGTCGCTTGGGTTCTTGGTGCGAGACTCCTGTGTCTTGTAGTAGATCTTGTAGAGATGCTCCTGCGTCTTCTTGTCAAAGACGGTGAGCGTCAGGTAGACATACTTGGCACCTGGCTCTTCGCCGCGTGTCTCCTTGTCCGCTGACTTCCACTGCTGGAACTCATTCGTGGAGCGGGAGGCGAAGAACTCGATGGCCTTCGTGCCAGTCTTGAACTCCTTCTCCTTTGGCTCCTTCTTGTCAGACAGCCATACGTTGTACGCTACCTGTGGACCTCGTGCAAATTCTGCCATCTTAGAACTCCAAATCATTCAGGTCGGGCTTCTTGTCTGGGGCGGGAGCGACCTTCTCCATATCCCCAAAGATTGCTTTCGCTGATTCAGCTACGCGATACGGAGCAGCATCAACCTCTGGATCATCACCCGTTGGGATGAGGAACCCTGTGAGCAGCGCGTACTTCAGTGCGCCAGTCGCAGCCTTATATGCCGCCTTGTCGCCTGAGTCTGCGCCTGTGCCGATTGACTGGAATGAGAGGGTCTCGCCCGTCTCGCCATCCGTCAGCGTCCACGTGAAGCGAAGCGTTAGCAGCGCCTGCTTGCCGCTTGGCGTCACGCCCTCACTGATGACATCAATGTTGGTCGGCGTCATTGAGACGCTGAGCTTTGACAACTGCTCGCGCACCTTGTCGGCAACTGCCGATGCCTGCACGAACTTGTATCCTTGTGCTGAGTTAGTTCCTGTTTTCGCAACGTACCCGACCGCCTCCATAACCTTGGCAATCTTGGCTGCGAGTTTGACTGGCTGCGTCATCCTCTACACTCCTTCAACCACTGGCAGCCCTTGCAGGGCCACTCCGCCTTCATATCCTTCCCCCTTCGGGACGGCAAGCGAGGCGGCTTGCGCTTGCTGAAGTATTGTAGCACCTTCAGGATGCGAAGGGCGCGGTCGCGCCAGCCACGGTCTAATCTGAACTCAAGGAGCTTGAAGTCCTCGGCGGCGGCGTAGATGACACGCGCCTCGACTGGCTCGCCCAACTCCTTCTCTAGGATGTAGGCATAGACCGAAGCCTGAACCGCGTGTTCGGGCTTGACCTCACGGATGTACTGCATCCCTCGGTTGGTTGTGGACTTATACTCCCAGACTTCGCGCCTGCCGTCAGGCCACTTGACCAAGGCATCTACGTTGCCAGAGAAGTTGAACTCTGGCAGCAGGACTGGCACCTCTTCTTGGAATTCCAGCAACTCGCCAGCGGCAAGGGCATCCTTGCCCGCCTTGTTCAGCACCTCAGCCACGGCGTGTCCGCGCTCAAAGATGCGGTAGAGATTATCTGGGAATGGATTGCTTGGCTCCACCTTCTCTGCGGCGTACCATTGCTGGCGCACGCAGGCACCAAGTAACGAGCCGCGCCAGCGGGCTACAGCAGGACGCCCAACCTCTGCCTTGCGGGCAAGATACCCGTCAAGAATAGCGGAGAAGTTGCTCACTCAAGTCCTTCTTTGTAGATCTCGGTGCGTGTGCGGAGGCTGCCCTCGTAGGAGAGCAGCGTCTGCTCGACCTGCGTAATCTCACGCGGGTCGCTGGTCTTCGCCAGTTCGCTATCCCGAATCTCAAAGTGGTAGAGTAGCCGACTATTGTCCATCCAGTAGTCACGCTTGTCGCCGTCGCTCCCAGTGTACGGGGAGACCTCGGCGCCAGTCGCGTTGCCGATGCGGTCAGCCAACTGCGTCACCGTGACGTTCTCCGAGCAGGCGTTGTAGATACCCTGTACCGCAGGGAGGATTGCGCCGAGCGAGATGATCCAGCCAGCGTCGTCCACGTTGAGGATCGGGCGCTTTGCTTCGGACTGTGGATGAATGTGCTTCTTGTGGATTGCTTCCCAGGTAAAGGCGTTGACCACCAAGTCGCGGCGCATATTCGGAGCGGAACCCCAGAGGGTGCCGAGGCGCAATGAGACCCAAGATCGCTCCTGCTGTGTCAGCCACTCGTCCATCTTGACCTTGCTCTTGGAGTAGGCGGTCAGCGGATCGGTTGCCGTGTCTTCCTTGGCAATGTCGCCGTTCGCGCCGTAGACCGATGCCGAGGAGATGTAGACGAAGCGACCGTTTGGGTTGCGATCCCAGAAGTCTTCTGCCTTCATCTTCGGCAGCTCGTAGTTAGACCAGTAGGTATCAAACTCATCAAGGTTGCCCATATGGTCGTTGCTCACGGCGGCAAGCCACACGATCACATCGTAGGTACCAAGCGCATCAATGTCAGCGAAGCGGGCGTTGTTGCCATTGCGCTCTGAGTGTGGGATATGCTCGGCGTTGAGACCACGGATGCTCTCATCGTACCAGCCCTCGTCAATGCCGTGGACTGTTGCGCCAGCGTGCTTGAGATGCTTGACGACCATCGGGCCAATGAACCCACGATGGCCAACCACTAATGCTTTCATCGCTTGATCCTTTCTTCGGCACGAGGGCCGCTGATGTATTCTTGCATTGCCTCAGCCCACGTGCGGAAGCGCGGGAGCCGTGTATTAATTAGCGCACCATACTTCGGGCGCGTCTGGTCAAAGCGGAAGGAGCCTGTGATCCTCCCCTTGTTGCGTGCCATCTGTCGGGCAACGCGGGCAAACTCCATCCAGTTGGTGGAGCCTTGGTTCACGAGGTGGTAGATGCCGTTGGACTGCGCCCCAGCCAAGTCGACCAGATGCTCCGCCATATCGGGGAGGTAAGTCGGGCTGAAGAACTGGTCAGTCGGCAGGTCAATCTTGTTATTGGTGGAGGTAATCATATCCACGAAGCTTGGCTTCATTGGCGATGGGTACACGCCCCACGGGCTGCTGATGCGTGCCACCACGCCACCACGTCGCAGCGTCTCCGCCTCGCCCTGGAACTTGGTCTGCCCGTAGATGCTCAACGCACCGTGGGTCACGGCGTCTTCGGTGAGCGCACGACCCTCTTCGTTCAGATCAAAGACATAGTCTGTGGAGATATAGACCTGCTTCGCGGCGTCGCCAATGATCTTTGGAAGTTCAACGTTCGCAGCGACAGCAAGCAGCGGTGTCCGTTCGCAAAGACCAATGTCCCGCAGCGCGGCACAGTTGATGGCACCAGTCACATCGTCGTTCCGCAGTTGCTGGGCAATGGTCTCAGGAGTATAAGACACAAAAACGCCCGCCTCAGCATCGGGCTGAAGCGAGCGCGTATAAACCTTGAACCGCGCATTGCGACGGCGCAGTTCAGCGATGACGTGTTGTGCGACCTGACCCGACCCTATGACCCCGTACATCCGACCCTCCAGTTTACGTTAGATTATTTTAGCACACTCTTCGGAGCGTAACGCTTGCCGCGCCACACCAACTCGGTGCCAGTCCACGACGCGAAGTCTGGCTGCCACGCCCCAGCCTGATCGCCCCACAGTTCAATGACTGCGAAGCCTGCCGACCAACGGCTGACCTGATGCTG